TGTCAGAGGCAGAGCAAAAAGGTGTCCTTGATTATTGTGAAAACAAGGCAAAGTATGGATATGGTGAATCTGATGATGGAACAACTCCTCCATGTGGTGTAACTCACGACATTCATAAAAATAGTCAATTATTTAAGTTTTTAGAGGAAAAGATAAGACCATTGGCACCCGAAGGTGTTCCTCTATACAGAATGTATATCAACTGTTTTGCACCTGGAGAAGTTCCTTATTTTCATACAGATGGTGATGATGGTGTAACTTTTTTATATTATCCTCAATTTAATTGGAAACCAAATGATGGTGGAGAGACACAACTGTATGTCAATGGAAATATTCAAGGTATAGTTCCTGTTCCAAATAGGTTGATGGCTTTCGATGCTACGATCTTACATAGAGCAACATCTTTTAGAGATCGATGGAGATTCACCATTGCTATTAAGTTTGAAGATGGTTGCGACGATGACGACGATTGTGATGATGATTGCGATTAAATTTTGGAAGATATGGAAGTATTCACTGGGTAGTTTCAGTGATGACAAAACAAAACCTTATGACAATTATGTTGCTATTATTCGTAGCATCATATTTGTAAGTTTACTTACAACTAACACTTTTATTGTATCTGGAGTAATTCGACACTGGAATGATGTACCAAGTGAAGTATCTAAAACCCAAGAAAAAGGGTTATGCACAACACACAGCAACTTTCCTTAAAATTGATGATGCTATTTTCTGGGAAACTATCAAGACAAAGGAGGGATGCAAAGACTTTCAAATCTTAGTTAAGTAAGCCGGCCCTCTAAATTGTCTCACTAATGTAATAACAAATCTGATGGATCACTACCTCACTGAGCAACAAGTTGAAGAATTGGTCAATTTTGATCACATCTATGAGGATCTTACAGATCTGATTGAAGACGAACAAAAATTTGACATGAATGAGTACCTCAAATCCAACATTGATTATTGATATGAAATCATCTGAAATCCTATACCAGCTTCAAGATCTGCGTGAAATCTGGCGTAAGCAATCGTTTACTTTCACTAATGATCAACAAAAGCGATATGATCAACTCAAAGAGATGAGGTCTGAAAGAATCAAATACATGTATGAGAATAACATGGTTTACAAATCTGGAGCATCTAAATAAAAGGAGGTAAGTTCTTTTCTCAGATGAAAACTTTTCAGGAGTTCATTACTGAAGTATATGATAAAGAAGTCCAAGGACGTTCTCAAATTAGGAGAACTGGCGAGGGTGGAAGGATCGGTGCTGATCGTAAGAAAACAGCACCTGAGAAAAGAAGGATGAAAGCTGTTGGCGGGGGCAAGATGGTCCCCGCTAAGGATTACAAACCAAGAAAAGATATTGGTCAACAGCGTCAAAGATCTGAGAGAGAACAACAACCAACACAAGATAGAGGTTCTGCTAGAGAGAAGCAATTAGCAGCAGCAAAAGCTGAAAGAAAGAGAGCAGCACAAGCAAGAGCAGCAGCAAGAAAGTCTGGTGGAACAGCATCAACAACTAAGACAACATCTAAGGATGCTGAGAAACAAGCAACCAAATTGCTTTCTAAAAAGTCAGCAAAGAAACCAGTAAATCCTAATTATAAACCACAGAAAGCAAGTGGTTACAGTAGAGAAGAAAGAAGACAAATTCGTAGACAGGGTGAGAAACTCCGTCGCCATTTAGTGAAAGGAATTAACAAACCTGCGAAGGAATACGAACCCAGATAGAGGCCGGCCCTTCAAAGCGTTGCCATAGTGTAAGCGTCCTCAGCACCCTTTACAATCGCCTGTAAGGGTGCTATTATATTATTCAGGTATCAAACCACCCTCTGTGACTATTACCCTCCGTCCGCATCAAGATCGCATCATCAATCGCATGTGTGATTATGACAAAGGTCAGATCATTGTGCCGACTGGTGGTGGTAAAACACTGACAATGATTGTTGATACTCAGCGTCGTCATGATGCTGTCAACAATGGAACCACCACAGTTGTTGTTGCTCCGCGTATTCTTTTGGCAGAGCAGCTGTGCAGTGAGTTTCTTGAAGTTGTTGATACTGTCAACACTCATATCATGCACGTTCATAGTGGTGAGACTCAGCATTTCAGCACCACTAAAGCAGATCAGATCCACATTTTTGCTGGTGTTGCAAGAACTGCCGGTGAGAATGTTATCATCTTCACCACATATCACTCGCTTCATCGTGTGATGGAGGCAGATATTGAGGTAAATACTATTTACTTTGACGAGGCACATAATAGTGTGCAGCGTAACTTCTTTCCCGCAACTGAGTTCTTTTCTAATGATGCTGATCGTTGCTACTTTTACACTGCTACTCCTAAGCATAGTCTTACAATATCGAAACCAGGAATGAATGATCCTGCTGTTTATGGTCAGGTTCTTATCAATGTTCCTGCCCCTGAGCTTGTAGAACAAGGTTACATTCTTCCTCCCAAAGTTGTAGTCAAGCAACTGCCTATGATCAAAGGTCGTAAGGTAATGTATGCTGATGATTGTGACAACCTGATTGAAACTATCGATGACAACAACATCGACAAGACTTTGATTTGTGCTCGTACAACAAAGCAGATCATCAACCTTTTGACTCACTCTGAGTTCTGCAATGAGTTGCGGGAGCGTGGTTATTCGTGGATGACAATCACATCGAAGACCGGTGCAATCATTGATGGTAAGAAGGTCGATCGTGAAAAGTTCTTTGACACACTGAACACTTGGGGCAAAGATCCTGACAAAAAGTTTGTTGTTATCCATCACAGTATTCTCAGTGAGGGTATCAACGTCAGTGGTCTTGAAGCTGTTATCTTCATGCGTAACATGGACTACATTGGTATCAGTCAATCGATTGGCCGTGTGATTAGATTGGGCGGCAAGTCTAAGACCTTTGGTCTAGTTTGCATTCCAACTTATGACAGTGTAGGTATCGGCACTGCCCGTAAAGTTCAGGCAGTTGTTGATGTCGTGTTCAATCAAGGTCAACCCGCTATCAGTGAGATTCGTCGATGAAACTAACACAAACTAAAAGATCCATTCTAGATCCTAAACCTGTTGAGGAGGGATTTATGGTGGGAAAATATACAGACCCATTGTGTTATGCTGCTGTACCGATTGCAGGTAGTAATACTAAACTAGCAGTGATATATCAAGGCAGAATTATCAAAGAGTGTCGCAATCGTCAATCAGCAGTTAATTTTATCAGCAAACATAGCAAAGGAAAGTCAGTCGCAAGACTCCCTGTCTAAAGCCGGCCCACTAAACTGTCCCTGTAGTATGAAGAACACCCACCTAGAACACCCCGAAGATACTATTCTCACGGGTGACCTTTCTATCCTTGATTGGTTTCTGACTGACAGCGATCTTTCACTCAAAATTGATGGTGCTCCTGCGATTGTGTGGGGCACTGATCCTGCAACTGGCACAGCTTTCGTAGGCACTAAAAGTGTTTTCAACAAAAAACTTATCAAAATCAATCACTCTCATGAAGAGATTGATGCTAATCATTCTGGCAATGTTGCTAACATATTGCATCATTGTTTCGATAACCTTCCTGATTTCAGTGGGATTATTCAGGGTGATTTTATTGGGTTTGGTGGTGACAATGCTTTTTGCCCCAATACGATTACTTATGTCTTTGATGAGATAATTCATCAAGACATAATCGTAGCACCACATACAATCTATGTGGCAGAAAATGACCTTCGTGATGCTGTTGCATCTCCGATGATTCTGTGTCCTAAGAGCACTGAGCACTGTCTGTTTGTTGCTCCTAAGTGTGATCAACTGGATGAGGATTGGTCTGGTATTGTTGCATTTGCCCGTCAAATGTCCACTCTCTGTGAGTTCATGGATGACAAGCAAGCTAAGCGAGTCAAGCAGCAACTTAATGCTTGTATTCGTGAGGGTTTTCCTGTTGATGACATCACACAAGATGCAATCGCAAATGATAATGGCATTGACGTGAATGTATTGCGTTTGTGGTCTCTTGTCAAGTCAATCAAGGATGATATGTTATTCACCTGTAGCAATGATGGTCCTGAAGCATTCATTGATGATGTAAACATTGATGGTGAGGGTTATGTTCGCACCAATGAGTTTGGTATGTTCAAACTCGTGAATCGTGAGTCTTTTAGTCATGCAAATTTTAACACGGCACGGGACTGGCAGCCGGCCCTCTAAAGCGTCACCATAGTATGAACACCACTGAAACCACCATGATCACACCGACCGAAATTGTTGACAAGCACACTAACACTTTGTGTGGCGTGTTGACTGATGATTTCACTCGTCGTCATCCTAACTCTGACCCCTACAAATTCTACATCGAAAGTGGTAGAAAGTATCACAAAATTGTGATGGAGACTGAATCTCAGTCTCGTAGTGTTCATGCTTTCGTTGATAAAAAGACTGGTGATGTTTACAAACCAGCATCATTCAAAGCACCTGCAAAGATTGTTCGTTACAATCTTCTGAGGATTGAGTCTCGCGAAGAATGTTTTGCCCGTGCAGATTGGGCGGGAGGTTATCTCTATGTTCGCTGATACTGATAGACAACTCCGCAAACTTTCTATCTACAAACCCATGCAATTCCGTGTCACACAGATTAACATTGACTTTGAAGATGACAACTTTGAGTTACCACCAACAGAGCAACAAGCAATCATCAATGATGTTATGTCTCTGACGTGGGAAGCATCAGACCCTGATGATCTTGTAGAAGAGATCACAAATGCCATCGGCTTCTGTATCAATTCCATTGACTATTCTCCTGTCTAAAATGACTAAAACACAAATTCTCAAAGTTATCAAGGAAACTGCTGCACCTCACAAACTTAATCGAGAGCAAAAGTTTCAAGTCTTTGCTAATGTCTGTGACAACATGTTAGCAGAGGGTAGGATAACACAAGAGCAACACATTCGCTGGACTAACATTTTCTGATCATGCTTTGGGAAGTTAAACTCTATCAAGGTGGCAAAGTTTTCACAGAAGAAGTTTATGCAAATGACTACCAAGATGCGAAGGAAACTGCACAAGCAAGAAATCCAACGGTAAAGATTGTCGGGTGCAATCCTATCATGAGAGAAACATCCTCATGGGACGATGATGATGACGATGATGATACAAACTCATCGCAATCTTCATCATGGAGTGGTGGCAGCGGAACAGATATAGGGGGCACGTTAGGATTAGTTGCCATCTTATTTGTCCTGTGGTTAATCGTTGAGTATTGGATGTTCATCATTCCAATCACACTTATAGTAGCAATTCTTTGGTATTTCAGTAACAAACAATCATGAAAACTCTTCTCAGAATCTACCTTGCTTCCGCACTTGCGGTCACAACTACATCAATCGCAGCATGTTTCGTTTGGTATGTTCAAGAATACGATATGGCATATAAGCTTGATCGACAAGGACAATATGAACGTGCTGAAATACATCGAAACAATTCACTTTGGTTAGGTATGTGGGGCGGATTGTATGGTGTGTCAGGTGTTCTGTCTGCCGGAGTTCTTCTGTTGGATAGTAAAAGCCGGCCCTCTAAAGTGTCCCCATAGTATGAACACAACTAAAATGACCATCACCGAACGCAATCAAAAACTCTATGATCTTCGTGAGAAGATGCACAAACTGGAAACACAGTTAGCATGGGTTAAGCAAGAGATTTGGATTGTGAATGATCAATATGATCGTCAAGATCTTAACCTCTTCGAGGAAATGTTCGGCACTGATGTTACTTACACTGATACTCCTATGGCAGAAGAAGTGTACGGGGGTTAAATGACATTACACCCAGCTACAATTCAATTCTGTGTATTTTTGATTCTGTTGTTCATTATTCTCAATGAACTGAATCCACCGCCAGCTAACTAAAGCCGGCCCTCTAAACTGTCTCTCTAGTGTAATCACCCAACCTACTACCATGCAACTCACATCAGGTTCAATGTCAGTCGAATTTCGTCCTCACAACATTCTCACTGATAAGTTTGTTTATACTCTCAAACTCAAGAACAATCAAGGTGAGGTTAATGCTATGTCAATGCGCCTCATGAATAAGAAAGAAATGAATGAAACAATCAATGCACGTTTAGACATTGGTTATCAAGTTACCGACATTTTAACTGAACCACAAGAATACTTTCCAGCCGTCTGCTGATGTCACTTATCAAATCTTATTTTCATCAAAAAACTAACATGACAATTAAACAACGTGCATACGACACAATCGGTGATTTGATTGAACAAGAAGAGATGAAGATTAGAGAGGAACATCAAGACAAACCAGAGTGGTTTGCACAAGAAATTATTAACGAACTGTGGGAGGCGCATGAACTCCTTTATGAAAACGTAGACTGAACTTAAATCACACAATTCTAATCTCATGACTACTACAATGACTGAAAACGTGAAAACACTTGGAAAGGGTGAATTTATCACGATTGAAGCATTTTATTGTGAAATCGAAGATGGTGAAGTATATGAGGAAGAAAGATGCGAAGATGTTGATACTTACTGGACAGAAGAGAAAGGAGATTTAATGGAATATGTTTTGGAACAGTGTAAGTATATTGAGACGAAAGATCCTGTGATTGTTGATATTCTCCCACGCAAATGGGCGGAGTTCGATGATGATGGAAACCTAGAAGATTACGGCGATACATGTTATGGAACTGAACGATATATCTGGCACAATAGTAAACTGATCAGAGAAGGAGATTTCAACTATGAATGAAGAACAATTGGCCACAATCAAAGACAATTATGCAGAGTTAATTGTAGAAGGATTAGATCATAAAGACATGTATCGAATCGTCCTTGATTATCTTCGTTCAGAGATCGAAAGTACAAATGAAGATGAATTGAAAGAGGAGATTGTTGATATGTATGGAGAAGACAAATGGGATGAGTTATCAAAGCCGGCCCTCTAAACTGTCTCTGTAGTGTAACCACCACACAAACCACAAAAACAAAAACCATGAGAAAAATCGAATCCCA